AATTGTTCTGCTGATGAACTGAAACCAGTTCTTTGTGGTAAACCGATAATTGAAGCATCAGGAATATTATGTCCACATAAGATTTGGTGTTGTACCAACTCAAATATTGATGAGAAATAACCATCTTCAACATTTGTCTGTATCTGTGTAATATCAGGTTTTTGTCCTTCTTCACCATAAGATATGATTACTCTATTTGCATTATCAGCCCCCATGTATCTATCTTCAATTTTTCTTAAGATATTATTCTGTTCGTATTCTGAATCAGGTGGTGGTTGATTAAAGTGAACCCACATACCCATAGAACATCCGTTAATGATGTTTGCTAAATTATACACAGTAATCTCGTGATTTAACTTAATATCGTTGATACAAGCAAGATATGATGGAACACCATAAAACTCACTTTGAGGACCATAAGTTCTAATGTGAATAACTTGTCTATTTGTAAAGTTTGCTGGGTCAAATTCACTCATCTCAATTATTGATGAACCCTTTCTCCAATTAGCCCAATCTCTTGAATAAAGATACTTGGTTGCTGGTTCACCTGGATGTTCAGGTTTATGAACCCTCATATACTTTGATGGAATAACATGGAAACCAGCAAGTCCTTCTTTTCTATCTTTTCTCCAAACAACCTCCAAGAACAAATTACCTGTTACAATTAACTCAAAGAACATCTGTTTTGCAACATCATTGATGTATTGTTTTGAGTTAATCTTATAGTCATTGATGTATCCTGAACCAACAGAATTATCAACACGGGCTCTTACAGCAGAGTTGTGGATTGGTGATGCGTCCAATAACATATACAACTCATTTGGAAATAAGTTGTCCACACCCCAAGATACAAAAGGTTGTCCCTTTGTAATAACCTCTTGAAATGATGTTATGGTGTTTACACCAAAGTTTAGTTTTTCAATATTTATCATCCTTCGTATATTTTATAAATATCACTTGTTCCAGAGTAAGTGATAGGTTGTGTTGATGCTGAATAGTTCACTTGAGCAATGGTCTCATAAACTACATCATAGGCAAGATTGGGGTTTGTATTTCCTGATAAAGCAGTGGATTGTTCCCATACTTTAACATAATACTCACCCTCAATTAAGTGAACATTTGTTTGTCCTGTTGTTGTTGCCCCAGTCAAGAATGCTTGTGGTTGACTTGGGTCTATTGTAATACTAAATAAATCGTATCCAGGAGCATATCCCACACTTGGTGGTATTCTGTATGGTACAAGCCTCCAAACCTCTTGAGAGAGTTTGTGTTTGAAACTGAACAAATAACAAACAGAACCAGTCAAGTTTTTGTTTCTTGAACAAGTTGCGTTTGCGTTGTTATATCCTTCTTGTAGTATAATCATATTTTGTTATTAACACCTTGAAGAGTTATTACTATATTGTGTTGCAACTTGAGTTGTGTCTAATATAGCGTCATAAACTTTTATGTATTTCACATCTATTTCAGTTGGTTCACTATTATTATATCTTGTTGCTATGTATGTGTCTACGCCAGCAGTCATTGGTGATGGAAGGGTTGATGTGCTTGCTAATATTCCATCTCTATAAACTTTCATAGTTGTTCCATCAAGTGTGAAAACAAAATGACGACAAACACCAACACTACCAAAAGAACTTACAAAGTTTTGCCAACCATTACTTGGATAAACAGATATACCACCACTACTATCAACACCAATCTCAAAATTATCGGATGGACCAGTGCTCCACATACGATTATATGTTCCACTTATAGGTCCATACCAAGACATCATAATTTCTAAACTTGTATTATTACTTATACTAAATCCTGATATTACAGAGTAACTTGTATCACCAGTAAATCCAAAATAACTACTTATACCACTTGATACATAATCAAAACTACCATATAAATCCGCATCATTTCCATTACCTGAAAGGTCATACCAAATTGTTCCACTTGCAGGATAAGATGAAGGATTAGCAGCATCTAAATAAACCAATAATGGTATTGTAGGTACAGGACTTGATGTTGGAGTTAAAGTAGGTGTAGGAGTTGGACTACTTGTATTCGTTGGTGTAACCGTAGGGGTATTCGTTGGTGTAACCGTAGGGGTTGTAGTTGTTGTTGGCGTTGGGGTATTCGTTGGTGTAACCGTAGGGGTTGTAGTTGTTGTTGGCGTTGGGGTAGGACAAGTAATAACCAACTGGCAAGTTTGACTAAATGCTGAAAAGAACAAATCATAAGTTCCCTCATAATTATCATTTGTGTAAGTATATGGAATTGTTTGAACACCCAAACTGATAGAACCCCCACTACAAGGATAGAAGGTAATGTCGGCTAATTGTCCGTTATAGTTCGTAGATTGTAATTGTATCTGTGTTGCCATATCTTAATATGTATTTCTACCTAATGCTGTTTGGAATGCGTTTATAATTGATGATAATGTTGAAACCTCACCTGTTGTTAAACCTTCACCTATTGTTGAAAAAGAACATTTTTTAGTATCAAAACTTAAAGCAGTACCACTCCCATTATAGGCTCCTATGTAAATATTAAATCCTGGTCTTGCGTTTGTTCCTAAACCAGATTGTGATGTTGGGGTAAGTAATGAACCATTTTTGTAAAAGTTTCTATCTGTTCCATTAGCACTACCTAAATAATACCCAATTGAATTAGGGTTATTATAAGTTTGGTTGCCTTTTGTTGAACTACTTAAAAGATTACGAGCAACATTTGCACTAAACATAAGTTCTATTCTCGCATATTGAGATATACCACCACTACCACTACCATCACAACCCATCGTTATTCCCCCAACACTATCAGTTAAAGAATAGTAAGATAAGTGAATATTATTATCTGTTGTTGCTGATACTGGATTTACATAAGTATTTCCATAAGCGTTTGTCCCATTTGGTGTTGCTCCACTATAATCAAAAGTCCAACCATTAACAAAGTTAATTCTATATGCTGTATTACTATCAACAGGATTTAAGGCATTAAACTTACAAGAAGCAGAAATACCACCCATCATAGGATACATAGCAAATAACTTGTTGTATAATCCATTTGACTTTAATGCCAAGAACATATTGTTTGTTGCTGCGGACATTGGAGATGTTACAGCACCACCCGCAGTTACAACAGCAGATAGATAAGCCGCAGCATCAGGGTCAAACGCTGGACCAGGACTTGCCGTTGGGGTTGGAGTAGGAGTTCCCGTATTTGTTGGAGTAATCGTTGGAGTAGGACTTGGAGTTGGTGATGGTAATTCTGTATAAGTAATATCACAAGCAGGTGCAGGTGTCCTTGTAGGTGTTGGCGTTGGTGTCTTGGTTAATGTAGGTGTTGTTGTAACCGTAGGCGTATTAGTCGGTGTAATACTTGGAGTTGGCGTAGGTGTTACAGGTACAGGAGTAGGTGTTGGTGTAACTCCACCATCAGGGATATAGAATTGAACTATATCATCTATGGCTCTTTGTTCACCAAGATAATCACTAAACTTTTTTCTATAAAATATTCTACTCATCTTTTATTATATCACCCAAGTTTTTAATCAATTCATTTATATCAACATTACAATCTGTTTCTATCTTGTAGTGTTTTTCTCTTTCAATTTTATCTTTATGAAATATCACCTTTATTGTTAAATCACAAGTGTCTAATTCTAATTCAACACTTTTAACATAATATTCATCAAATGATATTCCCCCTATATTATACATAGATTATAGTGCGTAGGTTATTTTAACTATACCTGAACCACCTGAACCACTTATACCTGTTGAACCACGAGCACCACCTCCACCATTTCCTGTGTTAGCATCACCATTAGCACCATTATTTGCACCACTTGCGGCACAACCTAATCCTGTTCCACCAATAGAATATCCTGCCTGATTATTTGATGAACCACCATTACCAGCACCAGCAGCACCATTATTTCCTTGTCCTACAGTTCCATTACCACCAGCTCCTTGTATATTACCATTATTAGCATCTCCACAACCTCCGCCACCACCATTACCACCATTACCTCCAGCACCACCAGTAAGTCCACCAGCACCACCAAATCCACCACCTATAGCGGTAAATCCTAATCCTGTTGTATTTTGTCCTTGTGTTCCTGGTGATGAATTACCACCACCTCCACCACCACTACCAATAGTAATTGTTCCACCTGTAGTAATTGTAAATGCTGTGTATATTTGACCACCGCCACCACCGCCTCCACCTGTTCCACCGACACTTTTACCTCCACCACCTCCACCACCACCAGCGACCATCAATAAAGTTACAGAACCACCCTGTATTACAGATAAAGTTCCGTTTGATGTAAAGGTATGAGTTCTAAATCCACCAGCATCAGTAACAGTTCCACCACTCAATATAACTTTTTGAGTTGTTGGAGTAGGTGTAGGTGTTGATGTTGTTGTATTGGTTGGTGTTGTTGTATTAGTTGGTGTTGTTGTTACACTTGGAGTTGGGGTAACCGCTGGTGTACCAGTTTGAGTAGGGGTTTGAGTTGGTGTAGGTTGTGGTGTTGTTTCAGGTGCTTTATACACATTCATTACAGCAGCCCACACTTGTCTTGGCTGTTTTGACCCTTTTGGATACATCATATCATTGATGTTGGGTTGTCTTCTATACGGATTTGGTGGCATATTATAATAAATATATCAGGCTTAAAGACAAAAGGGGAGTTTTTATCTCCCCTTATATCTTGTGTTTTTTTATGATTGGAATGTGAAACCACCAGTAGTGAATACTGCTGCGATGGTAGTAGTAACATCAACCTCACGGATAGATGTTGGTTCTCCACCAGTCATAGTAAGAGCGGTTGCTCCGTTCAAGTCGGTGTATGCCTGACCTGTATTCAATGAACCAGCAGTAACTAAACCACCATTATCCAAGAATACCAACCAGTATCTGTTGTTATTATCTTCAATCAAAGCGTAGATTTCGTTTTGTGATACTAAATCTACAAAAGTATCTCTTAATTGAGTATTAAGTTTCGGTAAGTTCACAACAATTTCAGGTTGGAAAGTAACAGATTGAGATGTAGTGTTTACACCCAAAGTTTCACTCAAAGAACCTGATTGTTTTGGTAATTCAAACTTGAACCAAGTACCTGTTCCACCGATTGCTGTAACCTGTGAATTTGTAACTGTGTATCCAGTGATTGTATTACCTGAACCACCTAATACCCACATGGTTTTGATACCACCTGTAGATGAGGTTCTGCAATCTAAAGTATAACCAGTACTAATATAACATGATGCCATAATTTTCTATTTTATATTTTTTGTTTTATTTTATTTGGTTATATCCCCCAATCTCCATAACTTTGTATTAAGAAAGGAGGATATAGACCACAAGATTATTTACACAAGCAGAAAGACGCTACATCAAAAATACCTAAACCATAAGTAACATGTGCGTTGATTTTCACGATGTCTTCAAATGGGTCGTAGATTGCTTTGATTGTCTGCATTTCAGCGTTCATACCAACCATGTAGTAAGAAGCAGGACCTGCGTAGTATGCGTTAACACCATCCAAACCTACAGTTGGGATTACTTTAACATTTGAACCTGGAAGCATCAATGCCCAATCCTCACCACTTGTAGAACCAGCAGTGTCCATTGTGAACAAGTTCACGAATGAGTTGTTTCTCATAGAAGCAACCAATCCTCTGTAGTTAGAGTATGATGTGAAAATCACCAAGTCATCCAAATGTAATACATTCGCTGGAATGTTTTGGTAGATAGTTGTGAATACATCTAAACCATTAGAAGGAGTTGCTGCAGAGTAAGCGATTTGAGTAGCACCATTACCTGATGTAATCAACTCACCAACACCTGCGAAACAAGCCGAACCATAAGTTCCACCAGTAGTAGTGGTGTTCTGCCACAATTGCTTTTCAACTTGGTTTGCAATTCTGTTAGAAATATCTGTTAAGATTACCTCTTCAAATGGAACTGTCTCTTGGAAATTCGCATTTGATAAAGATTGAGACAAGTAAGTATCATACAAAGAGTATGGACAAAGTGTCTGATTTAATTTTTTATTACATAAATCTACAGTAACCAATGATTGTGTAGTTGTACCTGATGGGTCAAATCCACAACTCAAATCCTGTAAATAAATATCGTTTGTTACAAAACCTACTTTTTCAGTAGTACCTTTCAAGTTTGCTCTAATTGAAGCATACTTTGGTAAGGTCAATCCCAAAATTGCTTTAATCAACATATCTGAACCATATGAGTTATACACAGGTAAGTTAGACAAGTCATAAGCAAATGATAATTTTTTCTTATTGTTTTCCATTGTTTTAATTTATTTTTTTAATTGATTTTTGATAAGGTTTAATCTGTAATCAGCAAATGATTCAGTGTAGGTCTTTTTTTCCTCTACTGATTTTCTTTCTGGTAATTTCTTAAATGTATCAAAATCGGTTTTTAATGAGTTTAACTCTGTCTTGAATTTTCCGTTCATAGAACCAACCAACTCAAGGAGGTTGTTTAATGATAATTTAATATCCTCAATGTCTTTTGAAAAATCAGCATTCATCATTTGTGGTTTCATCATACCTTCAACATTTTCACGCTGAATGATTTTACCATCTAATACTTGAATTCTAATCTTATTCTCGTTTCCACTTGTATCTTTCAATACCACTTGGTGTTCCCCATCAGGTGCTGGTACTTTACTACCATCATCCTTAACTAAAAACACATCTTCACCTACATCAAAAGTGCTTGATTCAAGGAGTTGTCCTTGAGCATCTCTTGCTTCGGTGTAGTTCATGTCTTTACTTGATTCTTGTTCAACCTCTGCATCTGTAGATTTGTCTTCAGATACAATAGCGATGATGGTAGATTCAGTATCAACTGAAATAACCAAACCATCTCTTGTAGTGTGACTACCTTCAGGTGCTGGTGCAAGTGTGGATTCTTTGACTACATAAAGAGTTTGACCTACTTGAAAATCTTCTTCCATATTGTTTGTAACCTCTGTGGCACCATCAATAAGGAAAGTAGACATGAAGGTCTCTTTCTTAAATTGTAATCCTAACATTTTACGGATATTATTGATTGCTGTTGTTGCATCCATAATCTTTTTAATCTGTTATTTGTTTAATAATGTTTATGATTTCATCTAATAAATACTCATCAGTTTTTTGGCGCGAAAAGTTCATTAAGAAATTACCCTCAACGCTAAACCCTTTAACCTTACCAGTTTTTATGTAGTTGTTCCAAATGTTGTCTCCTTCAGGTGTATCTAATACCTTAAATCCACCCATCCAAGTCCCATCAGGTATATCACCCCTGCTGAAACCTAATTGATATGCTTTATCTGATTCACCAGATACTAACCAACTCTCCACCATCACAACAGATTCAATCTTTTTATCGGTGTGTTCATAGTTAGTTTGGTCTAATCTTTTTTCAATCATATAAAGATTTTGTATTTTCTCTATAACAGATGGGGTGAACTTAACAAAGTATTTCTCATTTGTATCTTCATCCAATCTTGGTATAAGAATATTTGGTATCATCAATGGTGAGTATACCATTCTCTTTTCATCATCAACAGAGAACTCCTGTTTGGACATATTCTGTTGAGATATGATATAAGCCACCTCACTCTTTCTTTTTGTTTCTGGTGAGTAATAACCATTGTTTGGTAATTGTTTTGGTGGAATACCCGCAGTACCTTCAGCCATGCCTTGGTCTGCAACAACATCCCCCTGAACCAAATACCTTCTCCAAGCATGAACACAATTCGGTCCACCCTTGTATAACCACTTTGAGTATGGTTGTCTTTCGTGTCCAAACTCAACATTTGTATCTCTTAATAAATCTATTTCTAATCTACGGAAATATCTGTTCTCAATAGAGGTACAAAAATCTCTATCAGGTGCTCCTGATAATACCCTTTCATACTTGAAATAGATTGTTGGGGTTTTGTGGTTTCTTCTTTTTATTTCGGCTTCTGTTGCTCCCCTTAATGAACCAAGAACAGCCTCAAACTCCACATAGTCAGTTTCCTTTAAGAATTGTAATAATTTAACAACCTCTTTTTCTTCTTCTGAATAATCTTCAACACTAAAGTTAAAGTCCTCTTTTGGGTGAACACTACAACCCATATACACAACATTTCCATCTTCATCTGTGTGAGTATGGTGTCCTGTACATCCGTGTTCTTCTTGTCCGTAAAGTTCTGCTTCTTCAGGTGATGTAAACACTGGTTCTCCATCAATAAATCCAATCATTGTAAAACCTTGTTTCTTGTTGAATATTGCGTTTTCAGGTGTGTAAGTTGTAACAACTAATGGTTCAATAATTGCTTGCATCTCTTTTGATATGTAAGAACCTATTGTTTTGATGTGATTATCCATATAAGAAACATCATAAGTTTTACCTTGTATTTTTTCTATTTCGTGGATAATATCTTTATAATCATCAACCAATACCATAGCCTCTTTTAATTGTGATGGTGATGCTTCATTATCATCAATAACATCATCTTCAATCTTGAATATAGAATCAGCAACCACCGCCGCTGACCTAATCATACCGATTGTATCATCGTCATTTGGGTACGACATTAAGTCCTTAAATGTTGCTTGTGCTCCAGGACATATTTGGAAATACTTTGTTCTATAACCATAAACATCAAGGTTGATTTCATTTTCAGCAAACTCATCCAAACAAGGACACATAAACTGAATACCAACTCTACCCAAT